TGACGGTAAAATAGACATAAAAATTTCAAATTTTATGACAACCTAATTGAACTTCTACTAATGAGCCTTCTCAAAATATTTTTGCAAGATTTTATAGCCTATGGTATACTATACTAGATAAATTGTTAATGATCGGAGAATCATCATGGCTCAGTATTTAATCCCGGGTAACATCAACAATACCTATCCCCACTGTATTCCCATTAAAGGAGAAAGAGATCATCAATTTGAAGCTTTCCAACATTTCCTCAATCAAGGTCCTAAGAGAACATTAACTGCTACAGCAGTAGAATTAAATGTAGGATATACTACAGTCTGTGAATGGGTAGAGAAATTCTTTTGGAGGGAACGACTAGCAAATTTCTTAGATGAACAAAGAATGGAATTGTATAAGAAAAAGCAGGAATCTTTAATAAAAATTGAAGAAAATATTTTAGATACCACTGAGGTTGCCTTAAAGAGAATCGAAGAAATTATACCGACTCTTAATTTTCCTAAAGGTGATATGGAAAAAGCTGCGAAAGCAGTAGAATCCTTTATGAAAATCATGAGACTCCTAGGTAATGAATCTACTCAAAATATTGCTATTAGAACACAAAATCTATCAGATATACCTACAGATAAATTAAAGAAAATTCAGCAAGTATTATCCGAGGAAGACGATGGTCGACCTAACCCGACGCCAGTTAATCCAGGGAGCAATGGGCACAGCAGCATCCCTACCCATCCTCCAGAACTGGACCCATAGCGTCGAAGATATAGAACGGGAAATACAACGTCGTCAACAAGTTGATGATCCTGTTCTATGGTGTTATCACCAACTAGGAATCTTTGCTTGGTCTAAGCAGAGAGAAATACTTCGCTCTGTTCGTGACAATAGACGAACGTCTGTCCGCTCTTGTCACGCTAGTGGTAAGTCTCTGAACGCTGCCGCAGCTACTCTATGGTGGATTGCTAGTCATCCACCGAACAGTGCGTTCGTTCTTACTACAGCTCCTACCAATCAACAGGTTAGGACTATCCTTTGGAGAGAAATTGGTATTCTCTTCAATAAATCTGGTATTGATGGTGAAGCTAATCAAACTGAATTAAAAATTCGTGCAGATAATAGACTTCATATCGTAGCCATCGGCCGCAAACCGGGAGACTTAAATGAGAATGCGTTCCAGGGAATTCACGGGCAATACGTCCTTATCATCATCGATGAGGCGGCGGGAGTTCCAAAGAATATTTGGGACGCCGCCGAATCTATCATTTCCGGAGGACACGGTAGAATCCTTGCCATTGGAAACCCCGTCACGGCGGGAACTGAATTCCACAAAACGTTCCGGCCAAACTCCGGGTATAACAATATCCACATCTCGGCATTCGACACGCCGAACTTCACTGGAGAAAGAGTCCCAGAACTCTTAAATAAAGTTCTCATTCAGAAGGAATGGCAAGAACGAATGTTGGTTCGGTGGGGTGAAGATAGCCCAGAATACAAATCTCGTGTTCTTGGCGAATTCCCTGACCGAAACCAGTTTGGGTTCTTCCCTGAAAACAAAATTGAGGAGGCCAGACAACGTGATCTTGAACCTGATGGTCCTCCCATCCTCGGATGCGATATTGGTGCTGGTGGTGACCCCAACGTATTCTGTTTGCGTCGTGGACCACATGTCAGAATCGTTGAATCCAACTATGAACCAGATACAGAAAAGACTGGTCATCATATAGCAGAATTAATTGATAAATATAATTGTATCGCCATTGTTGACCACGTCGGTGTCGGCAACATGGCATACTCTACAGCTAAGGTCTTGCGGCCTGAGAGGGTATTCGGATGTGACTTCTCCTCGGAGGCTAGAGATCCTGAGAATTACCACAATCGTAAAGCTGAATTGTATACAGCTCTACGAGATCGGTTTATTGAAGATAATATAGATATTGATGAACGTGATAATGATTTATTAGATGAAATGTTAATTATCGAAGCTAGAACAGATACTAACAGTCGAGTACAAATTGAACATAAAGACCAAATCAGGCGTCGCTTGAAGCGTTCAACTGATCGACTTGATGCTCTAGTGCTCACATTCGGATACGTAATCCCTCATGGTATTCCTATCATGGTTGGATTACGAGAAGGACCGAGGTTCTCCTAATGGCGCGAGCCCATTCAACTCCCACTGGTCGTCCGTATTCTGTAGTTGGTGGAGCAGAGTACTTCGATCTTGAAGGATATCGTAGTCGCAGACTCCCTCGATTTCCAGCACTAGAGGAACTAAAGGATACATATATTCGTAGACAACTTTTTGAAGATATGGCTGATAATTCAGCCACTACATCAGCATTTATTTGGACAGTTAGACAGATGGCTGCTCAAAGTAAATGGAGATTTGTTGGTGAAGAAGGAGATGAACGTAAAACATTCCTGGAATCTGTATTTTTTAAGGATTTAAATCAGGATTGGGATGATTTTTTGTCTTCTGCACTCACTATGTTAGTCCACGGTTGGTCTTTAATGGAAATTGTTCATAAAATTCGTGTTGGACCGGAAGAAACTTCTCCACAACACAAATCTCACTATACAGATAGGAAAATTGGTCTGCGTATGATGAGTTATCGTCCTCAATTAAGTATCTATAACTGGATGTTTCATGATGATGGACGTCTAAAGTCTGTTGAACAGACAATGATTGGAAGTGTAGCTAAGTTAGATGCCAAAAATCTACTCTTTTTTAGGACTACCGGCACTCGTCCAGATGGAATTTCCATCCTTAGAGGAGCATATACTCCATATTTCAGGAGCCAAGTACTTGAATATCTGGAAGCTATTGGTATTGAAAGAGATTTAGCAGGACTTCCATTCTTTCATTTGACAGATAAAGCTCCTGATATCTGGAATCCTGAAGATTCAAAAGGTCAAATTGCTCGTAAAGAACTTGAAAAATTAGCTCAAGGTATTAGACAGGATAGAATTGATGGTATTATCGTTCCAGAATGGGTAGAAGCGGAACTTTTATCTGCTAAGGGAGGAACTAGGAGTTTAAACATCAAAGATGCTCTTTCTAGATATGATTTACGTCTTTTACAAGCTCTCATGGCTGATTTCTTGCTGCTTGGAACAGCTAAAGGAGCTGGTAGTTACGGACTTGGAGTTAGTAGACAGTCTTTATTCCTGTTGGCTGTTGATGGATTTTTAAGTAGAATCGCTAAAATTGTCAATTATCAACTAATCACTGATCTATTACTTCTTAACGATTATCCTGTTGAAGACCCACCTATTCTCACTGTGGATCCGCTCAATCCGAGGGACTTGTCCGTTCTCGGATCTTTCTTCCAACAGATGAGCCAAGCTGGACTATACGTCAAGGCTACTAAGGAATTGGAGAAATTCCTCAGTGATGCTACGGACCTACCCATCGAGTTCATGGAACAACTCTCGAACCCAACAAAGGAACCGGAACCGGCAAAATCTCCTCCTAAAAATGATGGTTGAAGGGCGGCCAATCGAGAACACCTCGATTACAGTAAGCACTAGGTTGTGAGCTAGTGGGCCAGATATTACTGAGAATAGTCTACCGCCCGTATGTCTGGCTTATTTAAGAATATTATTGAGGGTCATCAAAGTAATAATCATACCAATAATGGAAATTACTCTTCCTAATGAACTATCCTTTTTATCCCAACCAATATAGATTAAGCACCAAAGAATAAGCATGGAAACGAGTCCAATTACCGAAAGTGTCATTTAATCCTCCTTATATAGAGTTCATTGCTTTCTTTACTCTCTTATAAAAATTATTCATTGTTTCATGATCTAGGATATCTAAAACTTGAGCTGAAGAAAAAGTAGGAAATCCATTTATACTTCCACGCATAGCTTTATCATAATATTCATATATTAGAGTAATTTTGTTCTTTTTCAAATATTCTGCCATATCAGATCCACCTAATCCGATTGGCATAAATATAGAAGGAATCATTTGAGTTTCATCTTGAGATAAATGTCCAGTTGTGAAGACTTTACCAGCATAAATATCTTTAGCTAGTTGTTTGAGTTCTTCATCTGTACGAGATTTATATTCTGTCAATCTGAATCCTCCCCTAAGTCTGACATCCCACGCCGCATGAAGTAAAGATTGATCATGTGACGGATGGCGTGATTCATGCCGACTCCATTATTCGTTGCTTCGGTTTTTATCCTGCGGTGCATTTCAACCGTCATTTTAAGGTTGATATGCTTAGTGTATACCTTTGGAGGGCCTTTTTTCAGCATTTGCTTGGTATGTTAAGAGCCATTAGCTATCACCCGAGGGGGGGATGGAAGTGACATCCAGACTAAAAGTGAAAGAAAGGTATCAGTAAAACCTAGATGACCAGCTTCAAGAGAAGCAATTTTGGCTCCTGATACACCTAGTTGAGCTCCCAATTCACCTTGACTAAGATCATATCTTTGACGATATAGTTTCAACATAACTCCAAGATTTGTCTTGGTACTAGGAGCTCCCATTATGTCAATCCTCCATCTTTTGATATTTCCTCAGGCTTGATATAACCTTTATCAACACTGTTGAGGAAATAATAGAAAGCCTTACGGTAGAAATGGGTGGTGGGAGAATAATACTGCTCGGCCAGAGCAGCAAACTTTTCATATACTTCTTCCTCTATTTTGAAATTAATTACTCTGTCAAACCGCTTCTTTCTAGACATTCATTCTCCTTCTCTCTTGGCAACCATATTTAACCACTCTTTTCATAGGCTTTTACCACAGCTAACCACAGTATACCACAAACGGTGGGCCGTAAACAAGCCTCTTTTTACGATAAGATAGGATTTTTCAATGTCTAGACTTCTTAAGTGCAACTGCATTATATATTTTAAGAGTCATTTAGTCACCCTTAAAAACGAAAGAAGCGTTACAACAGGTAACAGCTATTCCGAGTGTTTGGAACAACTTACAGCCAGACGTAACCACTGTACCCCGTTACTACTACTATCTAAACTTAGGAATTATTATAAGAGTACTAGTAGTATATAAAGCTAGGAGACTTTCCGGCGTACTACGGTTACACCTGTAAACTCTTATTTTGGAACAACTTACAGGTAAATGTTGTTTTCTGTTGCCGGCAACGTCCGGTTACGGCGGGCATTTTGCAACAGTTACAAGAAGATAAGAAGGTTTTAACTGTTGTTCTTTATTGTCGCTATTTTCTTCCTCTCCCTCGGAATGTGGTCTACGACAAGGGAAAATAAATTTGCTTTTCAACTTGTAAAGTGGTATACTACCAAATGTCTAGGAGAATACAGAAATGATGCTTTCAAGTGTTTACGTCGTTTCCGTTAGGACAAAAGGGAGTAGTGTAGGAAGATTGTTCAAATATGAGGCGTATTCTTATCAGCCAGAAGCTCTTCAAGCCGCGGCTGACGCACGCCGCACGATAGGTGGCGAGTGGGAAGAGCGTCAAACCACTGGTCATCTTATTCGGGCTTGGTCTTCAGAAAACAAGACTATTAGGATCGACAAACTCTCTTTAAGGTAGAGTTTCATACCTAAGTCATGGAACATCAAAAACTAGTCGAAGCTCTCAGCTCTACCTATTGGGCGATTCAAGAGGATAAGCTGGAGTTGATTTATGACATTGTTCATAATAAGGAGAAGTATCTCCTTTTGGCGAAAGAAGCAAAAGAAGCTAAAGGTGAAGTTAATATAATTGAAGTCGCAGAGCCAGAAGAGAAACCTTATGTAGTTTCGCGCGGCCCTGTGAGTGTTATCCAGCTTCATGGTGTTATGATGAAGCGGATGAACATGTTTGATGCTATGTCGGGTGGAGTCAGTACCGAAATCTTCGGCCGCTCTCTAGACTCTCTTATTGAAGACGACAAGGTGAAAACCATTGTCCTCAGTATTGATAGTCCTGGCGGAAGTGTCCTTGGAACTGCTGAATTAGGAAATAAGATTTACGCTGGTAGTAAGAAAAAGAAGATTGTCGCAGTTGCGGATAGCCTAGCTGCTTCTGCAGCATATTGGGTAGGAAGCCAAGCTAGTGAATTTTATGCGACTGCCAGTGCTCATGTTGGAAGTATCGGTGTTTTAATTGAGCATGTGAACGCGCGTAAGCGTTATGAAGATGCTGGTTACAAGATTGAATTCTTCAGGGTTCCGGATGGGAAGGCTAAGCCGAATCCTGTTGATGAAATTGATGGTGAGACTAGAGAATATATTATGGATACATTGAACAAGTTATATAGTGAGTTTGTCGGAGCAGTTGCTCGCGGTAGAGGTGTTAGCGAGGAAACTGTCCGAGACAAGTTCGGCAAGGGTCGGGTTGTTTTAGCTAAAGACGCTTTAGCTGCGGGAATGGTCGATGGAATCGTTGATATCGATTCATTAATTCTTCAATCACAGGAGAAAATCCGAATGGATGAGAAGGAAAAGGCAGAATTAGAATCTTTGAAGGCTAAGTTAGCTGAAAAGGATTCTAAGATTGCTGAGTTAACTGGGAAGGTTACCACGGCTGAGGCTGATGCTGCTCAGAAGCAGCAAGAGCTCGAGCAGCAGAAGGACGCTGCTGCGCTCGCCAAGTGTCGTGAAGAGGTGAAGGGTTATAAGAATCTCAATCTTGGCGAGCAGGAAGCTATGCTTCTGCACACCCTTGACAAGTCAAATCCTGAGCAGGCGGCTGTTCTTAGGAACACCTTTGCTCAGAATAATACTCGAGTTGGTGCGAATTTGAATCCTGGTGGTAGTCAGGCTGGTGCGACAGCAGCGGCTCCGACTAGCACTACTCATGCCAATGCGGCTGAGGAGCTCGATGCTCGCGCCGCAAAGATGGTAGAGGCAGGAACCAAGAAAACTCTGGCTGATGCTGCGGCGTTTATTCTGGAAAACGATGCGGATTTGGCTGCTCGTGTAGCCGCTGGAGCCAACCCTGCGATTGGCGCAGGGGAGTCAGAGGAGTTCTAATACATCATGTTACCTCAACCACAACTCGCTCCAGTCAATGCAATTCTGACTGCCTTCGGGGTGGCTTACTTGCAGAGTCTGGACAGGTTCATTTGCGACAAGGTTTTCCCTTGGCGTCCAGTCCCGAACAAGACGGGACGTTACAACGTATATACTATTGACGACACTCTTCGTGATGAAATCGGCGAACTGGTTGGAACGTCCGAATCGCCGGAGATCGGGTTCAGTAAGTTTCAGGAAACTTACGCGACTCGTCGCTTTGGTGGCCGGACGTTTGAGAATGATGATTTGCTGAGTGAGTGGAGTGGTCCTCTCACTGTTAGTCAGGCCATTACTCGCCATCTTCTGCTGAAGGGGATGATCCGTTGCGAGAAGATGTGGCATGATGGATTTTTTACTAGAGGTGTTTGGGGAACAGACGTTGTTGGAACGGATGATGATAATGCTGACACCGGCCGCTGGGATCGTTCTGGTGTTGACTTTGTCAAGCGAATCCATCGTGCCTGTGATCAGGTCGAAGGAAGAACAGGATTCCGTCCCAACACTCTTGTTCTTGATTTAGCTGTCTATACGCAAATCGTTAACCAAGCGTTTTATCGTAACCTTCGTCCTGAGAACGTCCAGTGGGCTGCTGATCAGACGAAGTTACAGTCGACTCTTGGTATTGGTCGTATTTTAATTGCTCGTGCTGTTGCATCCAACAGTCGTGTTGGTGTGGCGAAGACGCATGCAGACATTGACTTTATTGGTAATGGTAGTAAGAACGCTCTTCTGGTTTATGTTGAACCTAATCCTACTCCCATCACGCCGACGGCTGGTGTGACGTTCACGACTCGTAACAACATGGGTCGGGCCCTGGGTCAGGGGATGGGCTTCGGTGTTTATCGCTACGTGGATCAGGCCAAGCACTCCTTGGTGACTGATGTTCGTGCGAATTGGCAGCACAAGGTTGTTGCGAAGGATGTTGGTATGTTCTTCGAGGGAATCATTAGCTAAATGGCTTTCACTTACGATTTGGCGACACATCCTCCAGCGTTTGATGGAGATGATGCTGATCGTAAGAGAAATGCTCTTCGGTTTCTGCTAGATGACCGGGTGGAGAGCCTTGCGGACTTTACCGATGAGGAATTGAACGCTTGGCTCTCCCAATGGGCTTCAGTCTGGCAAGCTGCGGCGGAATTGGCTGACATGGTCGTAGGAGGTGGTTTGAAACTACGTCATGTCAGCACTACTAAGATTGAGTATTACCGAAACATGGCTCCCACTTGGCGCAATCGTGCTAGAAGCCATCAGGCACCAATTCTTGTAAAATCTGGAGAAAACTTCTTCACCGAAGAAGGTGGTAGTTATGACAGCTCGGGACCTGCTACCATTGTTCGATGAAGAAGTCCAGATCCAATCCAAAATTAGATCTGGATCTGTCACCCAAGGTCCAGAATACGAGGAAACCCCTCGTAAAGTCCGAGCTAAGATTGAAGTTGGAGGAGCTTTAGAAGGCTCCTTTGATTCTTCATTAGGTAGTGGAAGAGTATTTCTTCTAACTAATGATCCTCCCAAATTGGGTGATTTAATCACTCTTCCTTACCCGTATCCTCGGCATCCAACGATTAATGAGGTGGCTCCGATGAAGTTTAATGGAAAAATTCATCATGTGGTGGTGTATTTTGCTTAGTCCTATAGAATTAATTAGTGATATTGTAGAAGGGATAGGTCAAGATAGTAGAAAAAATCCGGAAAGATTACCTGATAAATTAAGAATCCAATTTCCTAAAGATGGTGAGGTTTTTAGACCGGCAGCGGGATTTCCTGGAGTTATTACAAATTTTGATTTACAATCTGAACATATAACTGGTTCACGTAGAGAACAACTTTCTACAGGTGAATCAAATATATGGGCCTCTGCTAGAATTATAGCAGAACCAAATATTAGAACTTTTAATTCTCTTATGAGAGAATTTACAGTTGTTGTGATTTATATGCAAGTTCCTGAAGATAGATATCCTGCATTAGAAGTATTTGATAAAGAGATATTTAGACGACTTAGGGCTACTGGTAGATTAATTAATTCAACTAGAGTTACTGATTTATTAGGAATTGCAACTTCTTCTCCCTCGCGCGAGCGTACGGTTATAATAAGGTAGCGAATGCCTCAAAGGAGACGTAGACGAGGTCGCGATTGGTCAAATTTTCGTCGACGTTCAGATGAAGAACTCGCTCGTATACGACAAGCTAATGAACGTAGAAGACAAGCTGCAAGATTTTATTCTCAATTTAGAAGAAGAGGGGCTGGGGGAAGATTCCTTCAGGAAGCTGAACCTTTACGTATCAAGATAGAACAACATTACCGAGCTAGAACGTTAAATATAGATAGAGTTAGTGAATATGAATTAAATGAATTGTCTGGACATGAATTAGTATTAAGATTCTTCTCTCCTAGGAGTGATACTGTAGTTGGTGCTCTAATTCGAATGGGAGAAGTAGTATCTGATGAAGCTAGAGAGATTGCTCCTCAACCGGGTGCGGAACATCCATACTCGTTAGGATCATACAGAGATTCAATTCATGTTTCAGAAGCTACCGATCGTTCTGTTTCTGTTATCGCTGAAGGTGGTTCGCCATCATGGGTAACCCGTCAGCCTCGGAATTACGCTGCTTTTGTAGAACGAGGTGGTAGGACTCCTAGTGGGATACCAACTCCAGCTCGTCATACATTAGAAAGAGCTTTTCACAATACAAGAACAGAACAACTCAATGCAGCGGCTGAATATCTTCGGTCGTTGTTCTAAAGGAGAAACAGATGGGCATTGCTGTATTTCCAAGCGAAGAAACCCAATTACAATATCAAAAAGGGTCAGAATGGTTAACCATTCCTGGTGTTTCTAGTTATCGAGAGACTGGTGGTGATGCACCAACTCGAGAAGTTGTTGGATTTGAAGCCACAGCTACTTTGACTGGTAGGAGACGAGTTCCTACTGTTGAATGTGATGTTGCTTCTTATTCTCCTCATACTACAGCTTGGAGAGATATAAGAAAAGCATCAGATGATCAATCATTTTTAAGATTTCGTTTGAGAATGTCTCCTGCTACGATTTTCAGTAAGATTACTGGTGTTCAATTTACAACCTCTGGTGTTGGAGAAGTTACCGTTACTGGAGCAGGTAGACCCGATTTGAATTCTGATGATTATGCTCCTGGATTAATTTTTGTTCGTGATGATGATTCTACCTTTTATATTATTGATTCTATTGTAGATGCAGATACATTGAAAGTTGTTGATTCTGGTGGAGGTGTAATCGCTGCTAATAGTGTTAGCTCAGCAGAAGAGTTTTCTATTAGACGTCCTGCTTTAATCCGTGGTCCGTTTTCTGCAAAGGTTGCTACCACGGATCGTGCTCAGATTGGTTCTGAATCTAATCTTATCACTTCTATTCGTTTGCAGCCGAATGCTGAATTACCTCCATGGACTGCGGCAGTAAATCGATCGTAAGGAGAATGACTGATGGCTAATTCGGACATTTTGAAGGAGTTGGTCGAAAAAGAAGTGACGGTTAAACTTCCTACCGGGGAAGTCGTATTGACTGCCCCGAAGGAAATTGATGTTATTCGTATGCACACGATGGCTCATCCGAAAAAGGATGCTACTGAGCAAGAAATGACCAGATTACATCTGGAAACTAATGCTCGTGCTATCGCTGCTTGTGCTGGAGTTGATTTAGAGTTGGCTAAGAAGGCTTTGATTATTAGTGGTGGAGTTAGTGGTAATCTTGCACGAGAGTGTATGAAAATGTGTGGATTCGGTATGGTGTTTGAAAGAGCTGAGGAGGAACTTCGTAATTTAGATCGCCCTACCTAATCGCTAGAACTCTGGGCATGACTGTCGATGATGTTATGTCCAGAATGACAGCGAAAGAATATCGTGGTTGGGAAGAACACTTTATTAGATTTCCACATGGAGATTATCATGTTCAGAAATTATTAGCAGAAATACTTTGTTTCTTAATTGCTGCTTTTTCTGGAAAGAAACTCACTATATATGATGTTGCTCCTCATTTAGAGCCTCCTAAAATGAGGCATGATAGAATTAAAAGAGAACAAGAATTGATACAAAGTAGAAAAAGAGAATTATCAAAAGCAGTTACGGATTCATATCAGGAATTGAAGAAATCAGGCCAACCAATACATTTTGAAATAGATTAATGCCAAACGACGTTAGGGTAGGTTCTGCATATGTAGTTTTTGATGCTAGAAATGAACCTCTGCTTCAAAAACTACAGCAGAACAAAGCAGCAATCCGTGAATATGCAGGATTAGTTGCTGTTGAACAGCGACGAGTATTACAATCGTTTGAACAGGCACTCCCATTCACTCGGAGTTTTACAGAAGAAAGACGGCAATTACGAGCACTGAATGCTGCTTATTCAAATCATAGTAGGAATATAGAAAGTCAAGTTAGAATAGCGAATACAGCTATTCTCTCTAAAAGAAATGCAGTTGAACAATATGCTTCTGTTCATACTCGTGCTATTGAAGAAGAATTACGTAGAGAAAGAAGATTACAAAGAGAAAAAGAACAATTAGCTAGAAGAGAAGCTAGACGTCTGTCGGATCTTTCTAATCGTATACGTCAACATAATGAAATATTAAGAAGAGAAGGTTTAGCATTTGATCCTAGAACTGGCCGATATGGTGCCAGTCCAGAAGTTCATCAAGCTGCTATAGCAGAAGATAGATCTAGGACAGAAAGAGCTAGAGAAGAAAGATTTCGTCAAGAACGTAGACGTTTTCTTGCTGATCAACAACAGGCTCGAGCATTACAAGAACAAAATTTAATCTTTGATAGAAATAGAGGTGTATTTAGGCAAACTAGATTACTAGAAAGATATACTCAGGCTGCTAATCGTGCTACTGGAACAACTATCGGTTTTGATCGTAGTCTTACTCAGATTACTCTCACTCTTCTCCAATATCAGTTAGCGACTGCGGCTATCACTACGGTGATAGCAGCTTTTGGAGCTGCTAGCTTCCGGAGTGCGGCTAATTATGAAGAAGCTTTTGTCGGTGTTGCTAAGACAGTAGAAAGCACTAGAGATGAATTCGGTAGATTAACCGAATCTGGTAGAAGATTAGAAATTGGGATTTTAGAACTATCTTCTTCTATTCCAGTATTCTCTGGTGAACTTGCTGGGATTGCTTCTATTGCCGGTCAGCTTGGTATAGAAGGAACTCAGAATATCTTAACCTTTACTGATGTTATTGCAAGACTTGGTGTATCTACTAATTTATCTTTTCAAGAAGCTGCTTTAGGAGTCGCCCGTCTTGGAGGTGTCCTCGGATATGAACGACCACTAGCCATTGGTTCTGTCATTACCAGACTTGGTAATACATTTAGAACTGGTGAGCAACAGATACTGAATTATTCTGTTCGAATGGCTGGAGCTGGTAGAGCTGCTACTCTTACAGTTGATGAAATTCTGGCTCTCGGTACTGCGGCTGCTTCTGCCGGTATTCAAAGTGAAGCCGGTGCCTCTGCGATGCAACGGGTATTCCTTGAAGTTCTTTCTGCTGTTCGTGCTGGTGGAGAGGAATTAGAGGTATTTGCTAGATTAGCGGGAACTACTGCTGAAAGATTTTCTCAGGCTTGGGGTGAAGATCCAACAGGAGTTATTTTAGATATTTTAAGAGGTATTAGGGATTCAGAAGGTGCTATAAGGGATTTAGAGGAAGTAGGTCTTGGTGGAGTTCGTGCTTTAAGATTATTGCTTTCAACTGCTGGTGAAGTTGAACAAGTTGAAAGAGCGTTACGGTTAGCTAGAGAAGAGTTAATTCTTCAAAGGGCTTTGGTTGAAGAATCAACGTATTTCTTTGATATTTTTAATAATGAATTACAAAGAATGTATAATAATTTTGATAACATAGCTGTTATTATAGGTGAACATAATTTACCTGTTTTAACTGATTTTATTGGAAGGATGAATGATTTAATTGAAACAGGAAAAGAATTTACTGCTGTCTTTACTACTGTTGGAACTATATTAACTGGTATTTCTTTATTATTTGCTGGAGCTTTTGGTGTAGCTGGGATTTTAGGAAGATTAGGTATATTGGGAGCTAGAAGTATAGGTAGTATTAGAACTTTATTTGGGATAACTGGTACTCTAGGGGTAACTGGATTATTAGGTGGTGGATTATCAAATATATTTGAAGATGAAACTGGAAGAATTCCTAGGTCATTTGAGTCTGATATAGAATTAGCTACTAGGCGTAATAGAATTGAAACACAGATTATACCAGAATTACAAGTTCAAATAAATGAATTAAATGAAGAATTAGAACGTAATTTGGAAAGACTTGGTGATCCACTTACTCCTGATGGTCCTATTTCTGATAGAATAAGAACAAGAAATAATGAAATAGGAGAGTTAATAGAAGATTTAAAAAATCGAATAATTTCTTCTAGGGAAGAGATAGAAAGTATAAATAATGAATTTATAAATCGTGCTATTGTTAGAGATGTATCTATTGAAGAATTAAGAAATAGATATAATGAATATATACAATTAAGACAAGAGGTATTACAGCAATTAACAGAAGCTGAACAAGGTACAGATTTAAGTCTTATTAGAACTCGTAGGAATGAACGAGATCTGTTAACTGAGTTAATAGGTAGTTTTGAATCTGCTATTCGAGATAGAGAAAGAGTTCTTACTCCTGAACCTAGACCTCCTACTCGTTTAAGTGAGGAAATACTACAAGCCTATCTTGATGGTTTAGAAGCTATAAGAGAAGCAGAAAGAGCAGAAGAACAAGCTAGGATAGAAACTGCTAGGCAAGCTACTAGAGATCAATTAGGAGAACTATTTGAAGACTATGAAAGATATTTACAGAGAAGGCAATTCTTACAAGATGCTGTAACGGCTAGGAATGAACGATTGGTTGAATTATTTCCTCGCACGTTTAGAGCAATTAGAGAAGGTGAAATTACTGAACAAGATATTGGTGAAAAAACTTTTGCTAATCTTCAACGTGTAGAAGACGCTTTACTTTCTTGGGATCAACATCTACAAAATGTAGAAAATTCTACTACTAAGGTGAGTCAGGCTTTTGGAAATATGTTTCAGAGTTTTCTTAATGGAAGTAGAGATGCACTTACAGCTATCAGGCATTTGATTTCTAATCTATTTAATCTATCAATTCAGACATTAGCTCTTCGACCTTTATTTAGTTTTCTATTTGGATCTTCACCATTTTTTGCATCTATATTTGCAACTGGTGGATTTGGAATCCCTGTTACTCCAATTCCTGCTACTAATCTTTCATTTGTGGCTGGTTTACCGGGATTACAACACGGTGGATTCCATCCAGGTGGATTAGCATTAGTAGGGGAAAGAGGCCCAGAGATAGTAGATTTTCGCACTCCCTCTCGCATATACTCGAATGAAGATCTAGGAGAAGCTATTTCTGGTAGAGGTGAAAATATAGTATTCAATTTTAGTCCTGTTATACAATCTAGTGATACAGAGGCTACTAGAAGAGTATTAGCAGAAATACTTCCAGCCTTTGAAAGGAAAATAAGAGGGGGTATTGCTCAAGATTTACGAAGACCTTCTGATTTGCGAAGAATATCTGGTGGTCGAGGATGACTTTAGCTGATTTTTCTGTTAGAAAAGATAGACCTTTTATAGATTTTCCAGAAGATATTTTAACTGAACAGCAAGACTTACGTTGGGATTTTGTTGGTCAGATAGCTCATAAGTCAAGATATAATGATAGGTATGTTTTTGTTAATTTAGGATTACCGAGGTTGACAGGAAGATTACATATAGCTCCTGTAATAGATAAGGAAGATGCTGCAAGAATAGAAAGATTTTTATTGACTTTAGAAGGTAATTATAAGGTTCGTTTACCTTTACATAGGAGTACTTTAGAAAAGAATTCTGATAATTCAGTTGCTATTGTTAGTTCTGTTAATTTTATAAGAGGTAGAATACGGTGTAGTTTGGATAGACAATTGTCGGAAGATATTTTAGATAAAGGGATGTATATTATGATTAATGATCGTGTATATATGGTTGCTGATAGACCAAATCGTGGATCTATGGTTTTAGCTCCTAATACATATATAGAACCTCACTCTGGAATATTTCAAGCTAAGACTGTAGTAGCTCATATGAATTTACAAGAAAAAGTATCATTATCTGCTAATCCGGATGAATACGGTCCGTGGGAAATTCCTTGGGTTGAAGAGGTAATATAATGGCTCATTCTAATATTCATACTGATAGGACTAGTAATCATTTAGATAATCATAGTGATCAATCTGGTGTTCACATTGATAGACATGATAATACACCTCATCAGAATAATCATAATGATAATCCTGAATTTCATAATAATTTACATATAGATGGTCATTCAGATTTACATATAAATTATACGATTGATTTTTTAGCAATACATGAAGATACACACTTGAATATTGCTCGTGAAAGTAGACATTTTGATTTGACCACTCCTCACAGTGATGTTCATAATAATGTAGATCATAAGGATAATCATAGTAATATACCAGATACTCATTTGAATGTTCATAATGATGATTCTGGTGGGCATATTGCTGTTCATTCAAATATATCAGGTATAATAGAACCATTAGATCATAATGATATTTCTATTATACATAATTATGTTTCTGTTGTTTTACCTTCTCTACAAGTAAAACAGAATAATCTACAGTTAATTTATCCAGATAGGCAAGTTCATGATTCACAATATGTAAGTCAACAATTTTCAGTAGATAGATCTATTGCTAAATTTTCTGGAACATTATACATAGCAGAAACAAATGATTTAGATTTAGCTAGACAAGTAGAAAGATTTATAACAGATTTTCAAGATATTCACTCTATTGCTGATTTTCCATTACACAGAAGAACTATTGGAGGGGATGATCCCATTAATGAATCTGTGGCTATTGTTTCTTCTTGTATGGAATCAGATGATAGAATTATTTGCATTTTAAGTTCTAATTTTACTGAAGATGATCGATTTAATTCTGATGGAACTTTAATTAGATATGGATTAGCTGTTGGAATGTATGTAAGGGTCGGTAATAGACTTTTGAGTATAACAGAAAGACCTTCTCTTAATCAAATAGTATTTGCTCCTAACATTCATGTAGAGAATGGATCTGAAATTCATCAAGCATTTACGGTTAGAGCACAAATGGATCATTCTAGAAATATTAGAATGACTTCTATCCCCGATTGGTATGGACCATGGGAAATTCCTTGGATTGAGGTTCCATAATGGCTCATAATGATATAGCTCATGAAGATACGCATGAGGATGTAAATGTTGTTTCACAACATTTAGATGTCAATCATTCAAATGTTCACTCTGATCAAACATCTCCTCATGGAGATGCTCATCAAGATATTCCCCATACGGATGGTCATTCTGATGCTCATGTAGATAGTGCTGTTCATTCTGATTCTCATTCTGATCAAACAACGAATCATAATGATAGTCATACAGATGTTCCTGCCGTTACAGATGGAAGAGTTGTTATTGAGCAAACTATTACTTTAGGAGCTCCTTCTACGAATGTTGCTATTGCTGGTTTGGTAGTTTGGAATGAAATAGGTGATGCAGTAGAAATTGATTCACGATTATTAGACCAAGTTGAAGTTGCTTATCTTAGGATTTTTCAAATTCTGAATAATGGTTTATCAATATATCTTTCAGCCAGTAGAACAGGTAGTAGTGTTGATTTAGCAAGACAGGATTTGATATCAGAATGGGAAAGAGGTGTAGATGCAGTAACTGTACGATTAAAAGGGGTTGATTATGTATTTGCTGGTCCTGCAACAAAAGGAGATAGTATAGAACCTTATATCTGGAGACCAGATAATCTTTCTTCATTAATATCAGTTCTGAGAACTGCAACTGATGAAGAAATTGCTGCAATGACTTTGACATTACGTGCAGTAAAGACGGGTCAAAGCCATACAGATGTTCATCGAGATGAACATACTGATACACCTATAGTTCATACAGATACACATAGAGATGTTGGTCATAGTGATAGCCATAGTGATGGCCAATCATTTGTTAATCATCGTGATCAACACACTGATAATCTTGCAAATCATTTAGATGTACATAGTAATGTTAATCATTTAGATAGTCATCAAGATATAATTCATGTAGATGGACATAATGATATTATTCATTCTGATGTACATGAAGATGTTATTCATTCTGATATTGGTCAACATGAGATTCAAGCTAGGTGGTTATTAGAATTTGAAAATAATTTTCACACTGATAAAACAGAATCTTTAGGTCATTTAGACTTACATACAGATGTTGGTCATAGAGATAATCATACAGATGCTGGTCATCAAGATAGTCATAAAGATGTTGATCACGTAGATTCTGGTCATACAGATGTTCACTCTGATAATCATTCTGATAATCATTCCGATAATCACACTGATAATCATACAGATGGTTCTCACTCTGATAATCACTCTGATAATCATTCCGATAATCACTTGGATGCTCCTCACTCTGATACACATCAGAATACACATTCAGATGCTACGGCTGGTGAAATTCATACGGATGAACATGTAGATGAAACTGGTCATCTAAATATTCATACAGAT